AACTATATTTTGCCATGAAAAAACCGACCTCCCAATAGTTAGATTTTTGGTCTAACTTTTGGGGGTCGGTTCATAACTGACTTTGGGATATATTTTTTTACAACAAATGTTGACAAAATAAACAAATCGGGGGTAATATCTATAATATAAGATAAAATATTTGTATCAAAAATTTTTGTGTTGACCATAAAGGAAGAGAGTACTATACTGAATTTAACGACTGTTCTAACAATCTCCTCCAATGTGGGATTTGTATAAAGTGAAAGGATGGGATATTAATGGTAGAACTTTTTTCAGTGGCTTTAAATTTTAACTCAGCCACACAAATTGCAGCATTATTCTTCATAATTATATTCCTTTTTGGAGTGACAATTATTATTTATCTGATTGTTAAATGTTTCTGTAAGCTCATAACATCATTTACAAAAGTAGATATTTCAGGAAAACATAAACGAACAAAATTTAAAACTCGGTTTCGTAGATAAAGGGGAAATATTCTCCCTTTTATTTTTTACATTCATCAATCCAACAAATGCTTTACTATGAACACAAAAATAGGTCTTCACCTTACAAAAACAAAATCGTACCAATATTCAGTCATAATTTACTATAGTCTGAGCAATAAGGAGCTACCTCATTACTTCCATAGCAATGCATTAAGCATCAAGAATAAAGAGGGCTGATTACCTCTATCTTTCACCCATGTCATTCAGAAAAGATTTTTTGTTTTATAAATTTCTTCTATTATATGTGTTTTATTTTAATGTCGATTTGGGCTACTCAGACGATAAACAGGACTTATACACACATTTCTGCGTATCAACGACACAATTGGTTTATTTGGATTTTCTCTACAATCTTGCACAGTTCCACCTGCCAAGCCTCAAGATTCTTCTCACTGAGCGTCTATTACACCAACGTCTTGAAATCTACTTTTTGCTGCGATAATGTTTTGCACTTATATTTGTTATTGACAGTTTCCGTCTACTTAATATATCTCACAATATATCGAAAGCACCAGCATAAAAGTATCCTTCTATGTCAATACTCAACATTCATATAATCTCGGCATGGTGACTAACCAATCTACACCGAGTTATTTTGTACCCATAACAAAGCATTTGTTGGATTATTTTTACGTTATGTGCCAACAAGACATAATAGCCAAGTCGGCACATAACGATATTTTCAGTTACTTTGCTACCCATATCTTATATATACACACATAAAAATGCTTGTAAATGGCTTAGGTATGCGAAAAAGTAGAATTTTCTATTTCGCTACTTTTCGATATTTATATGCATTATTACGTTTTCGATATTTTTCCTTAGCATTTGCACATTTCTCACAATACATTTTCTTATTATTAGTGCGTACAATCATATCTCCACATAGTTTGCATCGAATATAACCTTTTCTTGAATTTTGAGGTAATCCATAATATCTTTTTTGATATTTCATTAACTCTCCTTCTAAGGTTTTATTAATGTAACCTACATAGAAGTGGTCTTCTGTCATAAAATCATATATGTTATTTAATTTTGTTTTATCCTCAAAATCTTCAATTAACTTGCAATTATCAAAAGCTTTTCTTAAAAATTCTTCAATTATTTTTTTATATTTAACCCAACTTAAAGACATTTTTTCTTTTTGTAATTTAATCTTTAAATTATTAGCATTATCCATTGCGTTATCAATGATTGCTGTTAATTCTGAAGAATCCATATCCACTCCATGTAAATAATCATAATACAATTTTTTAGGGGTTTTAAGCAAATTCATATATTGTTCAGACAAAATAACATTTTTATCAAAATATCGAGTATATAGGTTATTAATTTTTTGACGTATGATAGATTGCCAGTCTCCATCTTTTGTCATAACTTTATAATAACGATATTCAACAGATGACCATATATCAAATACTTGTCCTATCTCTGTATTTAATATATTCGGAGCAACAGAAAATGTAATATGTTTCTTGTATGTACGTCTTTTATTCTCTGAATGCCATATTGAATCACAAAAATTTGTGAAAATCTCATCTTTTTTAGAGAAATTGGCACTCTTATAATCTTCAATTATTTCATAAAGATAAATATCGTCACAACTGTAAATATGAATCACCTACCTCAAATTCATAATACTTACCAAGGTATTCATATGCACCGTCCGTATAATATGGAACTTCACGGATAGAGATATTTTTCTTTGGATTAGTATTATTTTTCAAATTTTCAATAATATATTCTCCGTAAGCAGACCACGCAAATGATTTACTGATTGAAAAAGAATTGTATGAAGTTTTTATAACATAATTTGCAATTGTCTCTTCATCAATACCAAGTTCTTTTGATAAACTGTCTTTAAAACTATCAATAACTGAATTCAAATCGAAATCTTCATTTTTCAAATTCATATGTCTACGCATTGTCTCGGCATATTCATTAATGTATTTACGACATATCTTTATTACTTTTTTATCAGATAAATCAATATCATTGTTAACAATTAAACATCGAGTATCAACTAAATCTGACAAACAATTATCCCATAGAATATTATGTTTTTCCCAACTACATATGTAATCACATAATTCATTCATAGGGGAAGGGGAATGATATGCGTTTAAAGGGAGTTTATCATCAGGTGATTTATTTTTATTCTTTTCGACTATAGAAAAGTATGTTTTTAATTTTTTTGGATAATTATATAATAGAAAATAGGGAAGTTGTTTTAAATATTTACGAAGACCTTTATTCATATGCCAACGAAAACCAGTTTTTAGGAAATCAATTTCTTTGCCTTGGAAAATTCGCAACAAAGAACAATAATCTGAGTATAATTGCTTAACTTCATCGTTCGTGGTGTATTTATTCTCAATTCCGGTAACAACATTTGTAATTTCACCTATACGATTATCACGTGTCATTACCTCATATTCAATAAGATTCTCTTTTGTATATGGCTTTGATTTTGCCGTGATTTTATCTTCAATATCTAAAATAATTAACTTGTCAATTTTAGAATTTATGATAATAGGGTCATTACATAGTAAGAAAATATCTCCGTCAAAGTCAGCTCCGCCTTGTTGAGGTGCTGAAATATCATACATATTAAACATTACAACATCTTGATCTTGAAAATGTCTAAACCATTTATTGACAATATCATTACGAACAATTTTTATCTTATTAACTTCAGAAGGATCTACCAATGGAGAACGAAATGACACGCAATCACCTTGTTCAAAATTAGCACTATAAAATTCTCTTTCGTTTAAACAACCAACTGGAGTTAATCCTACTGCATATTGTAAATATCCAATCATATCTCCGATACCAGTATGATAAAATCCTGAACAATATATTTTCCCAACCTTTGCCTCATCAATGGCTTTCTTTAATTTTCTGTAAATGAACTGTTTGATAGCTGGATCTTTTAACATAACATCATTAATTAACGCAGCCTCAAGATACTTGCTGTCGGGTTCATAATTTTCAGTATCGTTTACACCCATAAATTTATATGTATAAAATTTATCACCTTTTATAATCTTCTCAAATAAAGATGTAGTGTATTGAGCCATCTCAATAATTTTGCCTTTATTATCGTCATCTAAAATATCATATTCTTTTTTATTTTTGTTTTCATAAGCCTCAATATATTTAGGATTCCACAAATCTAAACACTGAAGATATTGAAAATTCATTCTAGTATATTTATTTAAATGTTTAACATGATGACTATATTTACTTATCCCAAGTTTAAAATGGTATTTGGCTATTGTTTGCATATATTTCTCCCATGCATTATTACCATATTTAGATTTAAAAATTTTGTGACCTTTGAACATAGAAATATTCCAAATACAATCTATATCCTCAATATTATGTTTGCAACCATAAATATCAGTAATAAACTCATATCCCCATTCTTTCAAAATTTCACGGAATGGCACATATACAGAATAACCTTTTATAAAAGGTAGTCTCACTTGAGTTCCTATGACAGTATAATCTAAATTCAACTGTTTACTTATCTCTTGTGTAAATTCTAATTCGTGACAACCGCATCCATCAAAAGGGGATAGATTAATATCTCTATAACCTTCTTCTATTTCACGAGAAATATAAGATTTTATTTCGCCGGTAGCTTTATCCGTAAACTCTTTCTTTTTTTCTACAACATATTTGATTAACTGGTTAGAAAGAGTTTTTTCGTATTCACCAATTATCACGATATTAGGCATATATCCTTCAATAAGAGTACAAGAACTAAATGGTAGACATCTTTGAGCTTCATACTTTGAAATGACACATTCGTCAATGGGGATATCCATTTGAGTAATCATATATAACTCTTCAAAAATTTCATCACAAACAAAAGCTGTGATTCCATCTTTCCCCTGAGAAGCCGATTTACCAAAACGATTATAGTGAATTCCATTAAGATAAAACCCTTCATCTAAAATTTTCTTTAATTCTTTTTCTGTTTTAGGGTTCTTTTTGGCTACAATTAATACCATTTCGGATATATGGGACGAAGTATATCCTCGTAATCTTTTTATTTGATCAAATATTATTGAATCACCTTGTTTTATAAGATATTCATTTGACATAGCTTCGTTTTTATCAATTTTAACATCATATTCTTGTTTAATAATCTCCCTTATAGGAAGTTTCATCATTGTGTATTGAATCTTAGTTATAACCAACCATCACCTTTCGTATGTTATAATTATTTATTTTTGTTGTCACGAACTCTAAATGTTTGCCTTTCACAATATTTATTAAAACTTTCATCTGATCTTATGTTGTCAGCAATATAAGATCGAGAGTGAATGTCTCCGTTCTTCATTCCCCAATTTGTAAATTTTATTTCTCCTGCGTATTCAGCAGGATCTGGTATGTATCTATCTGTTATCATGTGTTATTTGTATTTTCCTTTCTTAATTACATAATTTTCTTGATTTTTACTTAGACAAATGATATAATTGTAATTGTCTAGATATTTTTTGAGTTGTTTGCCATATTCCTCCTGCCGGATAAAGGAGGAACTTAATGACGATATGTCGAGACATATTATATTTGATATTGCAAATCCTAAGATTTGCGAACAATCATATTTATATAACATTGTTAACCTTGTGCACACTTACAATGTTTCTGATTATTTGCAAATTTCATCATAGAAACAACATAGACGGGACTTGCAATATCGAATATAATCACGGTGACATTCACTTTTCTTTTAAGTACAAGTGTCGTCACTAAGAAGGGAGTCTCCGTATTTATTTACGGAGGCTTTCTTTGGTTGTTGGAATAGGGAATAGAGGATACATTTATATATTCTCCATATGGATTAATTGAAAATTAATAATTTTAAGCCGCAAATGGATTTGTTTCTCCATTGTTGGTTATTAAGCCCAAGTTAATTTATCCCAGGCAAACTTATGTTTCTTATGACAATATTTTTCAATCATATTGAAAAATTTCAAATATGCCGAATGATTCAAACGATTAATTGCAAACTCAACACACTTATTTGCATTAGCCTTACTATTTTCCAATATAGAAATATACTTGTGAATTAAGGTATGACAATTAGGGCATAAACAAGAAATATTTGTCCAAGAATTATTCCCACCATTTTGCAAAGGTAAAATATGATGCACTTCCAACATATCACCAAGTTCTAATTCACAAATATCACATTCTCCATTATGAAGGGATACAATATCTTGTTTTAAATCTTGTATTTCTCGTCTATAATTTTTAATTTTATTATTTCGAAATTTCTTTATTTCTTTTTCTTGGACAGACCTAATTCTTACAATTTCTACAATCAGATGTTTCTTTTTACTTTCAGAACAATAACGTTCTCTTTTATCAATATTGGACATAAGAAATGACAACAACGCATCATCATCATTTTCATATTTACGTATATCAACCATAACGGTAGATAAACCAAGTTCTTTTGCTGCCCTTACTCGTTGATGTCCTGATACGATAATCATATCTTTTGTAACGACAATAGGTTCAATTATTCCTGATGTTTTGATTGATTCCTTAAATGCTTCCCATGCATCGCCAGTCATATCATCAAAAAATTCATTGTTTCTTGGATGTGGTTTCAGTTCATTAATATTAAGTTGTTGCATAATAATTTTCCTTTCTTATTTACGTTAGTGGATGTGTTACATTTATATATTCTCCTTGTATTTTTGCAAAAAGAACGAAATTAATGTATGATATTTATTTATATCATGTATCACAACCTTTCTTAATATATTATTCTCCATGAGAAAATGAATTTTGATTAATCTTTATAATTGCCGGTCAACTCGCCGAAAGATTCAACATTGTAAATTTGCAACATTTTATGAATTGCCCATTCAATCTCTTGCTCATAACCCTCTTTATTAAGGACATATATATTTGGCGTATTTTGCGGTGGTTGGGAGGGGGCTGGTTGAATACTTCCGACTTCTTTCTTTATGAGAAGTGGTTGTCTATCATCAACTTTAGAAGTTAAATATGAAAGACATTGATTAAGAGTATCTTTTGACATTGACAAATCTTTAGCCATAGATTGTATGCTTTTCCAAAAAGCTTCTGGTCGAGTTTCGGGATTGTACATAGTTTCCTCATTGTCGTTTTTCTTTGGACGGATATATATGTATGAGTTGATATAAAGAAATGCCATTAATATATTCTCTTTATTAATACTCGATTCGCCCATCATTATAAAATCCAATTGAGATGAAGTGATTTTTGAAAAATTTTCAGTTGCATCGAAATTTTCTGGAATGATTTTGATTTCTATTCCCGTATCATATCCAATAGAATCTAAATCTTGCTTTACTTCAATCATTTTATTGTTAATCATATATTCCAATACATCCAAAATATCATGAAAAGCTTTAGGTTTCCGTTTTGTAGTCTTATAACCATAAAACTCTAATATTTTCCGTATGGTTATCCAGCTAAAATCTTCGTATGACCTATATCTGTCTATGAGAATATACGTAATGTAAAATTTTCGACTTATTCCATATTTTGTTTTTATGTTTCCTTGTACATAATCATTGGGGAAACGAGTAAAATATTCTGATTTAGTATTCATGAATTTTCTCCTTTTTTAATATTCTATATTTTGGCAATAAACTCTACGAGAGTTCGGGAAAGGCTACTCTGTTGTACGTCAATTTTTTTGAAATGCGAATTTTGAGGCTACTCTGGTGTACGTCAACTGAACTGAAAGAAGATATACAACAGTTTAAGAAGACAGACTATTACGAGTGGAATTTCGCATAGCTCAATTCTCACTCGTTGAATTACATTTTTTGTTGTGTTATGTCTTGTATGAAATAGTCTTTTTTAAATCTTATCTTATTGAATTAAATCTTATCTTCTATATATGTTATTCTCTGTTTAATTACTGGTCTATCATATAAATATTCTTTTTATGAAATATGGGTGTCTTTTTTAGCCACTACTTATTTTCTTAACACAATTCCATTGCAAGTGTGTCAAATATATTCTTTGTTACTGTATTATTCTCCGTTTGAAGATTAAGTTTTTGCATAATTCCATCCAATGTCATAGTGTACAAATCTCGAATTTCTTTGTAATGGTCAATTACGTTTATTACATATGGCTCATTATCTATACCGAATTCTGATTTATAGGCTTGTACATAATCGGATAATTCTATATTGTATGTGTTTTCGAGTTCTTCTATTGTGATATGTATACTATCTTTCAGTTGCAAATCTTGACCATGTTCATTTGCAAATTGAGTGATAATGGCAAGTTTCTTGAATGTATTCGTTTTCCAACGTGAATATTTCTTTTCGGGAGTTTGCTTCTTTGATGTGGATTCTTTTAGAGAAGATACATCTTCTTGTAGTTTAATTACTGTTTGAGTAAGAGTGGTGATTGCATCGGCTAATGGCTGAGTATTTTGTGATATATTTAACTCATTATGTCTATAACTTTCAATAATGTCCCATACCCAATCCATAAATTCGTTTGCACGTTTGCTATTAGACCAGCGACAAATTTCCATAATTCCTCTTTCGGTGTAATAATAAACTTGATGTCCATTTACCAAATTGGTAAATGACAAATTGTCAAGTCTATCAGGATGCCTTTTATGAATTTTTCCGATTGCTACCATAGGATCTGAATATTCCAATGCTTGTCCGATTTGTTCTCTTGTGAGAAGTATGTCGTCATTCATATTCCTGTAAAAGTTACAAGATAGGTCTCCAAAGTTTTCTGTTGTGATTAATTTTAAGTTGTTCATTTTAAATTCCTCCATATTGTTTTTTTATTCTACTTATATATTCTCTATAAGATGTTTGTAAATGTGTTGTATTTTATCATCAGATAAAATATTACATGGATTATTCATGGCTCTCATTATTTCCATAGTCATTAATAATTTCTTTGCAAAATCTGATGTAAGTTTATAATCGGTTCTTGGTTTTGGATTCTTTGGTTTGTTTCGTTCACTTTCTACTGTGAACGGGAAGTAATCAATATTTTTTTGTAGCAAATTTATTGTTTTTAATATTCCTTCTACACCAATCTGAAAAATGAGCTGGATGTAATTCTAAGAATGAATATAATTGGCTTGCTGTTGTCATTCCATTTTCATCAATTTTTAATGCAATTTCGATGGGTGTTTGTGTTGATGCGTCTATTTGATTATTGGTTGTTTTTAATTCTAAATTTTTCTTTCTCATAATTTTCGTCCTCTTTTTGATTTGTAATTTATTTTTTTTGTTATATGTATATATTCTCTTTTTGTTTTCTCTTTTGTATCATGTTTTTTTGGATTAGGGAATAGTTCAAAAAAATTATTGACTATATTAACAATATCTATTGAGGATATTCTCCATTGAAATAAAAATGATGAATGATTTTAATTTTATGCACAAAAAAAGACACTCGAAAGTGTCTTATATTATAATATTATTGTTCTTTAATATTTTCAGCCATTAACCAATTAGATTCAGGTTTTGCAATAAGTCTTGCATCTGTATATGCCATTTGCATAGAAAGACAAGTTGTTGCTTGATAATATCCACTTTTCATTAAATCCAAAACTAAAGCTACATCAGGATTATCATCTTTTCCAAAACATAAAGGAACAAGAAGTTGTATTTTGTTTTGATAATAGTGGGGAACGGCTAATTTATAGTTTGCAATTACTTTTTGTATGGCGGTATCTATAACTCCTTTAAGAGTTTCAAGCGGACGTTCACTATTCTTTATTGAATTGGGCAATCTATTTGATGTGTCCAAATCGTCAAGAATATGTTTATAATTTTTATTGACCTTTAAATGCCAGTTAAATACAAGTCTTGATGGATCAGAAAAATAATCGGCTCTTTCAGGGAATTCTTCTACAATATCCAAAATTCCTAATTCATAAGTATCTTTAAATCCTTTAAAATACCATCTTGATGCCGCTATCGATTCATTTCGGTTTAATTCACCGTATGCGTATATTGGCTCATAATAATGAGAAAATAGTCCAGTATTAAATACACAATATGAATCAGTCTCAATTATTTTATCTTCTTCTTGGAGTTTGTTAAATGTGTATTTTAAATAATTTTTTAAAATAGAATAGTCATCTTCGTCTTCAAAACTCCATTTCTCAGGGAGGGCTTTTTCTGCAAGTTCTTTAATTTTTGCGTTGTAATCTCCCCAATACATATAATCGTAAATATCTATAGTTTCCATGTCACAAACTTCTCCTTTACTATACTTTTTACATATTATATCATAATCGTCAGCATTTGAAAAGGATTTTTCTGTTTTTATTATGTGACTGATTTCAAATTGTGAAAAATGTTTTTGGTAATATTCTGCCCAATAATTGTTGATTAATAATTGAGGTTTGATATTTATGTAATTGTATAATTTATTTTCGGCGATTTCACGAATTTTGTTTCCGTGAGAAGTATTAATTATAATCGTGCCGGTATAGCCTGTTTTAGGGTTTGTAATTTGTATTTCATATTTATTCATGTAAAAGCCTCCTTGATTTTTGATTATATATGTATATTCTCTTTTTACACAACAAGATAAAGTATCAAAATTCATTTTTGTCAGATTTTCTTTGCAAATTTGACTGAGTTTCTTCCTATTTATATCGTGTTTTATATATGGGGGTAGGATGTATATTTATATTCTCTATTTAGGTGATTGATAGGAATTTTTAGACAATAAAAAAGAGCTATAATGAAATATGGCTCTATTGTCGAAGTCGGTGTAAAATTTTTAAGTGTTAAAAATGTTGGTTCGGTGAAAGAAAGTAAGTGAAATAAATTCGAAATGATTTTTTGCTAGAAATACAAGGGGTTTTGTGATGTGATAAAGGTTGGATTTTAAAATGCGAGATGAGTTGTTTCTGATAAAAGTAATGTGGGTTCGTTAAAGGGTAGTTTTTATTGGGGATTTTATGTTTTGGGATTGGAAGAGAGGTGGAAGATGGTGAAAATAGGTGGGTTTAGAGACGATAGTGAATTTGGAATTTGATAGATTTTTGTTGGGAAATTCATCGAACTTGCCATCGAACGACTTACCGATTAGAGGTTGTTGGTTTGGGGAGAGGGGGAGTAGTGATTTTTGTAGGTGGGGGTTGAGAATTTTAAGTGTCGTGTGAATAGAACTGCTATGGTCGTTTTTCAGTAATGGATTCCTATTTTAAATGTAAATATACCCCCCCCATTTTAGCATATTTCAACACTAAAAAAACAGTGTAATATACATATATTACACTGTTTTAATTGTATTGTATTTGTATTTTTTTTGAATAATAATAGTTATCGCCGTATCCGTTGATTTTCTGTTATGCCGTCAATAAAAATCAAGAGTTTGTTAAGTGTTTTGTGTTCGTTTTATCTGCATTGATTTTTTGTTATCCTAAAAATTTTTAATTATACAAAATCTAACACCAAACCAAACCACCAAACCATCCCAACATAACAATTTACTATAAAAAACAACCAAAATCAACACTACCGCATAATTACATCCATTGCACAAAATCTAACTATTATATTATTCCGTCATTGTATTCCGTCCGTAACCTCAACCGCTCAATCATTATCAGATTTTAGATCATTATCAATCAAACTCAAAACATAACTGTTAATACTTGTAAATCCATTTTCTTGGGAATGTTTTTTTATAATATCGTATTTTTCATTAAAAACAGTACAAGCAATTTTTTTCTTTTTTGATCATATTTTTTTTGTGCTACTGGATTATATGTACTTTTTTTGTTCCGTCCGTCATAAAAAAATCAATCCTTTTTTAAAATATTTTATCAATCATTATCAATATAAAAATTTTTTTCGTCAAGGTCTTTTTTGATTAAAGATTTAATATAAGCGTTTGCCGTCAATCCGTTTTGTTCTAAAAATTGCTTTATTCGTTTACCCTCTGTAATATCAGTTGGGTAATATTTAATAGCAAATAATATTGTTTTCTTGTCATATTTTTTTTGAGCCTCTGCATTATATGCCATTTCTAATCCCATCCTTTTAAATTTATTTTAAAAATATTTTATCATAAATTAAAAACTTTGTCAAACATACAATATATAGTTTTAAATATTATATATATCAATAAAATATACTATATATTGTATATACAAAGTATACAAAAAGAATATCAATATAGGTTAACTTATTTGTTAGGTTTACCTATTGAATAATAAGTTAACCTATGCTATAATATATTTAAAGATAAGGGATAGGAAATAAAACAAACTTATCTAATATATACAAAGTCTATTCACTTGTAGACTAAAGCACATTGACAAGTAAATTATAGTATAATCACGATATATCAAAATCAATCATCATTAGATTTTAATATAATATTATCGTTGCTGTTTCTATCGGTAAAATGTAATTCTACATCATATCCGATAATATCTGCAATAGCAATAATATCGTTTAGTTTATAATTATTTTTTTTTAATAAATTGCTAAACCCTTGTTTAGTGTAACCGATTTTATTAGCTACATCAATATGTTTTATATCGTGATTAATCATCATAGTTTTAATACATTTTGTTACATTCATTATAAACACCTCTTGCAGGTATTATAATATAAAAATATGTATTTGTCAAACAAAATAATTTACTTGTTAAAATAAACAAAAACTATTCAATCAATTTGTGCAATATTTCAATTAAAAAGTTAATCAAAATGATTGACAAGTTAATAAAAATGTGGTATAATATAATCAATAAATGAGATAAAAACATTTATTAGCTACAAAGTCTATTGACTGATAGACAAAGTACCTTGACAACTGAATAAGGCTTTACACCTAAAGAAATATATGTTATAATGTAAATAGAGTAATATAACCGTTATTTTGAAAGGGTGATAAATATGACAACTGATGAAAAATTTGATTTAATTTTATCAAAACTTGACACAATGGACAAGCGACTTGATACAATAGAAAACAGACTTGATAAATTAGAACAAAAACAGCTTGAAACTCAAGCAACGCTTGAGAATACCATTAACAAGTGTATTGACGCTTTAGGTGAAGGATTTTCATTAAATGCTGAAAGGCTTGACCGTTTCAATGTAGAAACGATAAAAACACAAGCCGAGTTGGCATTCGCACTTGCAAAAGTTACAAATGATAAGGTTGAGCATTTACTTGAAAAGTTGAAAACAGCTTAAACGGTAAAAAATCAGAATAACATATTAAAAAAGGTGTAAAGTCTTATTGAATTATCAAAGGCTTTGCACCTTTTTTAATTTGTACATTGACAAACTTTAATATTATATACGTGGCTTTATATCAATATATAAATCACAGTTAAGAGCATTGCACAACTGATACAATGTATTAAGTGTATAATTGCTTTTTGGATCATTCAATAACTTGTTCACCGCTTGTTTGGATTTGTCCATTTTAAAAGCTATATCCTGCTGTTGAATATCCGAATCAATTATAATATGTTTTATATGTTTTTGTATATCTGATATATCATTATTATATTTCATTATGTAATCACCTCATATAAAGCATACCATAAAATTATTAAAAAGTCAACTTAAAAAATGATTAGTCATAATATACAAAAATTAATAATAATATTTGTATAAAAATAAGATTAAAAAGTAATAATATAAGTTGACTTATAATAATAAAAGTGGTATAATAATATTAAAGATAAGGAAGTAAAAACCTTATAAAGTCAATAGACTTATGAACCTTGACAATAAAATATAGGACTGTATCTATACATATACAAGGGAATTTTTTAAGCCGAAGTGCTCAAATGAAAAGCGGTTACTTTGTATAAATGAAAACGACTAAGGAGCAAGTTAGGAAGGTCAGGAGGTCTGAAACAAGTTTTTATTTTTTGACGATGCACTCAAAAAGTTTACAAATGCAACAGATACACAAATGTAACATATTACAACAGCCGCAAATGCGATAATGTAATAATTTACATTTAATATACATCTGTTAATACTTTGCGAAATATCGGGTATTGCTCCGCATGTAAAGCCTGGTTTCAATGTTTTTAAGTGTATCAGTGAGAAAATAAAAAGAGAATAAGACAAAGGAGATGTTAAAAATGAAGATGGAAAAAATAGATTTAAGATATTCCGATATTATTACAGATGTTATTGATAACGTTAATAATATTAGAATGAGAGTAGTTAAGTATAACAATAAATTGTATTATCATCAAATGTATAACGGTGAAGTAGTACAATGTTTTGAGTTAAAGACGGACAAGTAATGCCGCCGATATTTAAAAAGAGAATAAAACGACATAAGATAAAGAAAGGAAGTAATTAAAATGCTAAAAATTAATGTTACAAACCTAAAAAAATATAACGAGGGCGCTCTTGTTGGTGAGTGGGTAAGCTTGCCTCATGAAGGACTTGAAGAAGTCCTTGAGAAGATAAGCAACAGCGGTAAAGATGAGTTATTTATATCTGATTATGAAACAGATATAAACGGTTTAAAAGTTGCCGAATATGAGGACATTCTGCAACTTAACGAAATTGCAGAAGAAATTGAAGAAATGCGCGAAGATGAGTTAATCGCACTTCAAGCATACTTGGAGCAGTATGCAAACGATATGGAACAAGCACTTGACGAAGTGCGTCAAGGCAATTATAGAATTTATTATAATTGCGACAATATGGAAGATGTCGCATATCAAGTTGTTAATGATTGCGGACTACTTGATGGAGTGCCTGAAGAAGTTAAAATATATTTTGACTATGAAGCATACGGGAGAGATATGGAGATTAATGGAACATTTATTCAAATTGATAATAGTTTTGTAGAATTATATTAATAAGGAGGGTTTTAATAATGACAACATATAATTTTAACTTATCAAATTATCACCTAAGCGAAAACACTTGTAGAATTGCAAATTTAAACTTTATAGAAGAAACCACGAACAGAAACGGCGAGTATATGTTACGTGGTCTTTGGGCATCAGATTTATGTTATCAATTTGCGAAGAAGTGTAAGTTTACTTTGGTTCAGGTGGACGGATACAGTGCTTATGCTTATTCAGATGAGCAAATGGCAATATTTACATATTGTGAAAGGGATATAACATTGACACCTTATACAAATAAAGAAGATTACGAAAAAGCAAAAGAGAATACAATTAAATTTTATAAAGAGGAGTATTAATATAAGAAGTTGTTCCGGCAACTATAAACAGGATTTTAAGCCGGAAGCGTTCAGGCGGTGCAATAATCCGCCTGAGGTAATCAAATAAAGAAAGGAAGTTTTTAAAATGAAAGGATACAAATGTTAAGAGTATGTCTTTATTTTTTGAAGATGGATATATTAAAGTAATAAAGAGGTAAAAAGACTATGCGAACACTAAAAAAATATTTAATAAATTGTATTATTGAACTATTCAATATATTTGATTATATTGACTCAAAATACAGTAACAGCGATATTAACAAATAGTTAGAGGGCACTATAAAACTATATAGTGCCTTTTATAGTGTTTATTAATAGGACATTATAAATTACAAAGGAGGTTATAAAACTATGAGAAGTAGAGCATACAAGAGGAACAAACACGCACGAAAGGCAGATTTGAACGTCTGGCAGGCGGTAAGCATTGCGTTATTCATTGCTTTAATATGCGCAATGAACACGTTATATAACGGCGGTATAACAGTAAATATTTAAGAATTACGGAGGATTTTATTATGAATTACGGAACATTTACAAATATGAAGAAAGAGTTTGATTTTTATATAAATGATGATAAAAAGAAAATCATTTATAATTTTAATATGCTAAAAATGGAAGGCTTGACAGATAGAGTCATAGAACAACTCAAAGAGGAAGTTTACAATAACGATGCCGCTATGCTTACAAATAAAGATTCCTATTTAAACAGAGCAGTTGATACTGTAAATAATTGTTTGTTATCTGTAAATATGTATTTTAAAGTTGTAAGCGTGTATAATGCAAAAACCGGTAAGCGACTTTACATTTACAAGGAAGTTATCGGATATGAAATAAGTAAATATTTATTTAATCGTAACGGAGTTATACCGGAAAACGCTTATCCTGATGAAGTCATTACACAAGGAAGTATCAGGCATCCATATTATAACCGAGTAATAGAAGATGTTGAAATATAACAGTAAATATTTAAGAGTGAAAAGGAGATATAAAAAAATGATATACGATTACAACCACTACAACGATCCTAAAAAGGGCAACAAGCATATATATGCTTTTGGTGAGCGTTACGAAAGCATAGAGTATTGCGGATTTATACATGCAGATACCAAAAAACAAGCACAAACTGTACTTAACGCACATAACAGAAAATGGGATGATTATGGCTGTATATTGTTAGACTATACAGAAGAAGAATGTAAGGCAGAGATTGAGCGGAGAGCGAAAAAGAAAGGAAAGGAAAAGTTATGTATATAGCAATAACACAACACGAAAAAATGACGGCTTATAAGGCTTTGAGGCTGGCAGGAATTGAGCCGACAGAAGCAAATATGAACAGATACATAGAATGCGAGTATCTCTCTTTTGAGGTAAAAGCAGATGGGAAATATTACTGTTGTTATAATGACGGATTACAGAGTATATCCGTTGAAGTATCAACTTTGAAAGCAAATTAATTATAATTGAAATAAGAAAAGGAGAATAAAATCATGTGCAGAAGTTTTGAAGTTATAAGTGGAAAAAAGAATAAGGGCGATAAAGGATTATTAAAAGGACTAACTAAAATGTATCGTGATGCAAAATATAGTGTTGCAATTATTCCGATACCGGTTGAACTGTTGGAGATTGATACAAGGTATCAGACGGAGGTTAGAACAGATAGAAGTCTAATGTACCTTGTGAATAACTGGGATGAGAACAAATTGTTACCTTTAATCGGTGTTCCGCACTGGGAAGAAGGTAAAGTATACCTTGTAGACGGTTACGGCAGATGGGTAGCAAGTCAGATGGTAGACAAAGAAAAATACACCGATTTACAAGTGTTGCTAATTCTCAATGCACCAAACAACGCAGAGGAACGGCTTGAATTTGAAGCCGAGATGTATGCTTATCAAAACAAGCAAGTTGCAAGAATGACGGCAATTCAAAAGCATGGTGCGATGGTTGTATTACATGATAAAGCAACAGAACGACTTGAAAAGCTAAAAGAAAAGTATGGATTTGAGTATGCGTCTTGTAAGGGCAATAGAAGTGCATCTGTTTTGGGTTCATATTCTGTCACACTTAATATATGCAATATTGATGATGGCAAAGCGGCAGAATTTATATTTGACATCTGCAAGGGTGCAGGATTTGACCGTAAACCAAACGGATATTCAACAGGTGTAATGAAGGTTTTATTGGATATGTACAAGCTATATCCTGAAAATAGAGATAAAGTGCAGAAGTATCTTATTAAGGAACTCAGAAAGATTACACCGTTATTGTTAAAGGCAAGAGGTGTTGCAAAGTATCCATTTTTAGATTATAGACTTGCTATGTCTTTATATGTTGAAGATATGATTGTTGAGAGCTTAGGACTTGAGCAAGCAAGAGAAGTTAAAGAAAATAGTACAAAACTTGTAATGATTAAAAAACGTAAGAATATTGCGTAAATGAACGGAGGGATAATATATGAGTATTTCGCAGATGGACTTGAAGCAAAAAGTCCGAGATTATATAAAGAGGGTTGGTATTCCAAAAACGACTTTTTGTAGCCGTATAGGTATCTCACCGAGCTATTTATATAAATGGTTTAAAGGTGAAAAGGAATTTTCGGATAACTTGGTAAATCGTATAAATAGTTACATAGACAAATTTTAGAAAAAGGAAAGGAGTTATTAAATATGAAAACTTTAGAGCATAGAGGACAGAAAATAATTTGTCAATATATAGATGATAATTTTGGTCGTATTTTAGCAAAGAAAAATATAAAATATAGTATTTTGCCGGTGTTTAGTGACAATTACATTGTTTACAAATGTATCGTTGACGGCGTTGTAAAATACGAAATGGAGGACTTGCAAGATAGTTATGTTTATATAACGTCACAAGTGCCAGAGGACGGCTGGGATGCTTTATATAACACTGTATTACATGGAGAATGTAAAACATCAAGACTTAAAATGTGCATTAATCATATATGCACTATAATTAATAAAGAAATTGCAGATGAGAAACTTGCGGAAGGAGTGCCGATATTTGAGCTTATGGCATATCCGCAAAAGGAGTATACATCAAAAGAATGGCAGAGAATAGCCTTTTATTTGCTTACTTGTGGTTATTGTAAAGATAATTTTGAAGTTGATACTAACGGAGTAGATCCTAAATGGATAGAAAAAATTAAGGAGTATATAAGAGTATGAGCATAGCAGAAGCATTATATAACAATCTGTCGGAACAACACAAACAAGAATATTTAAGAAGAGAATATAAGAATATAGGAATGTGTTCACTGGCAGAAGTCAATGGACGTGTTGACAATTACACAGAGGAACAAGCTAAAACATTATTAAAAATGATGATATTTGACAGAAGATAATAATTGAACGGAGGACTAATTATGAAAGATATACATATTGATATGTGGTATGGAGATGATGTAAGCGTGCCAGATGGGATTGATGTTTCCTTTAATGATTTGGATTGTAAATATAGAGGAAATATTTATAAAAACGGCAGAATGATAGGTGATTACGTTTGCGATGATTCTGTAACGCTTGAAAAGGTGTTTAAGGGATTGTTCAGATGGAATGATTAATTGAAACGACAATTTTATCTGGTAGCTATGGAATAATATATGTTACCGGATGTAATTTAAAACCTATTCTTGATGCAAAAGAGTGGATTATAGAAATGGAAAATGGAATGAAGCGATGATTTACTAAGAAAGTGAGGTAGATGTTAATGTATGTAATAGGATTAAATGAATGGAATTTTCTTAAAATTAAATTAAGAACAATGATGTCATGGGAAGCGTGTAAAACTTGGAACGAAATTGTAAAAGTGTATTATGAATGCGACTTAAACACTGCATCAGTCTTACCGAATTATGAAGATGCTGAAAATTTGTTAGAAAAAATAAAGAATATTAAAAATGAAAATATATTTGAGAATAATAATATCATTGGACAGATCATAGATGAAAAGAACAGAAATAGAATTAAGGTTGATGAATTAAAAATTTATGAATTAATTCCAATGGAAATTAAAAATCAATGAAACGGAAAATTCATGGTTCTAAATACGCATATTATTGTGATATTTTTGGATTTTAAAATAGAATTGGAGGACGATTTTATGATTAAATTTATAGAAAAAGAAAGATATTATGATGATAGTCCATATACAGGAAGTTGCTATTATTACCCTACATATATGGTAAAAGATAGAAAAGAATTCTTTGTATTCAATCGAAGAGATCCTGACGATGAATGGAAGATAAAAGAGGATGAAAAAAGAAAAAATCAGTTGATAGAAAACGAAGGGAAATATTTTAAGTTTAACGGATTTTATGATAATCCACTAGAAATGTTGAAGAAGATTATTGAAAGAAAACATCATTTTACAACACCAAAGAACATGTACTATGGTAATTTAGATACACATAGATATATAGATTTCCATGGTAATAGAAATGAAGTCAGTGCAGCTTTCCATTATAGAATTTATGATATAGAGTTAGCATGTATAATTCAAAAAGTTGTCAAGCTAATCAATAGTGAAGATTGGAGCATGGCAAAAGTAATATTGAATAAAAAACAATGAAAAGCGCATTTTAAGGAGGTAAATAATATGAAAAATATACAGTTATAGTTTATTATACATTTGGCGAACCGGAAAATGAAGTTTATTTGTTTGATACGGAAGAACAGGCTTGTAAGTATTTAGAATCGATGTGGGATTATTACTATGATTTTGCATTTGAAGATTCAGATTTTGATGAAGAAAATAGTTATTGTGTGGAAAATTATGCAGAGCTTGTGTGGGAAGGTACTGGTAAGAGAATTTTTGAAGTAGTAAGGGTAAGCGAACCAATGAAGTTTGATTAAAGAAAATATAATCGAAGGACAATAAGTGGAGGGGGTTGATATTATGTCAGAGAGTTTTGTGACGATTGATGAACTTGATTTAGAACAAATACATGATTATGATTTTGTTGCAACAGTTAAGAATGTAAAATTATATGCTGAATTATATGAATTGTACTGTTCAGCAAGAGTGGTGTTCCCCAGTATAGTGCCATGTACGCTTATCATTTAATAGTTATGATAAATATAAAGAGTATATAATGAAAGTCGGATTTCAAGGAGGTAGCAAAATGTATAGGGTGGAATGGATAGATAGTGAAGGAGATATACGAACGATTAAAGGATTCAAAACAAATGTAGAAGCAAGGGAATATATTAATCAAATGAGTAAATACTTTGATAAATTTGCATATCCAGAAGTGTTTTGGGATAATGAATAGAGGAGGACTAAGAAATGAAAATAAATATAATATATAAATTATACCATGACGGTGATTTTCGTATAGAAAATCCAGAAGAAATTAATTGTCAGAAAATTAATGATTGGGAGATTTGTTCCAAGTAGTCAAACTTGTAGTTGCTGTGGTTTTATCAATGTAGAAACTAAAGACTTATCAGTCAGAGAATGGACATGTCCTAAGTGTGGCGTTCATCACGATAGGGACATCAATGCTGCTAAGAATATTCTTAATGAAGGATTAAGATTGTTAGAGAAAACAGCTTAGTAAAATATATAGTACGGTAGGAACTATCGGAATTTACGCTTGTGGAGTTAGTAGGTTACGACGACGTTGAAGCAAGAAGCCATGAAGTCTTTA